TATCTTCTTCTGTAACAATTCTAAACAGCATTTTATTTTGCTTTGCATAAGCTCTAGCTGCTTCCCATTTTGCTTGATTTACAATCCAATGAGCTTGATTATGCTTAGATCTGCCTAGTTTGTCTTTACGTGCTTGATTACTAGGCTTAACTTCTATTAGCTCTATACGTTGCTTGCCTTTTCTGTCATTATAAACAATAAAAAAGTCAGGAACATAAATTGTGTGCTTTCCACTTAGCGGATTTCTATAAGGTATTCGTATTGCTTCACTTGCCCATTTTGCAACTGCTGGATGCTCATCGCAAAATTTCATAAAGGTAAATTCCCAACCAGATCTATATGTAGGAGTTCTATTACCTATGTATTTCTCAGGGTTTTTTAGATTGAATTTTCCTTGTGCAAAACGTGACATTATACAACGATATTTCTCTGTTCTAATTTAGTTACAGGGTTATCTACACGAAATCCTAGTGTACTAGTTTTACCTCTATTAATATTTAGAATTTGCGCAACAACATTACTAAGCTGAACTTCAGTAAGACCTTTTAATGTGTCAATAATTTTAAAAACAGGAACATCTTCTAATTGTGCTTGTTGTAAAAGAACTACTGCTGTATTTGTTGCAGATATTTCATCAAATCCTCTTGATAGGAAATAACTAATCGCTGCATCTACTTCTTCTGCACTGTAATATATGTCTTTTTGATAGTATTGGTCAAAAAACTTTTTAGTTTTATTTGCACTGTCTACTACACTTTGTCCTGGGTAATCTGATACTGCCATATTATAATCCTTTTATAACGTTACTGCCTATTTGTTGTAATTTTTTATTACCTGCATCTACTGCATCTATTAAATTATTAGTTATTGCTGTTTTTTGTGTGCTAGGTAAACTATTGAACGCATTTAACGTTGTAACTGCAAATCCTGCAACTTGTCCTGTTAAAACTGCTTGATTTGTAAATGACCTTTTTGCGCTTTCATTACTTCTTAAAATACGTGTAACTTCTGATGCAGGAAGGATTTTATTACTACTAGTTGATAATGTAGAAGCATTAGATGCTGCGGCAGGCTTTGGAAATAATATATTAGGGAATCCACCTGGATTTTTTAGCAAGTCACCTATTATTGATCCAGATCCTGGAATAATATCGTTAGCAAATTTAACCAAAGGTCCTGTATCACCGGGTATTTCAGTTGGCTCTTGCAGTCTAATATTCTGTGCAACTGAATATATAGGTCCGTTTTTAAGATAACTATCTGTTAAGTCGTACCCTGTATCTGTGTCAGCAAATCCTGGTGGATCTCCGCTTTCGGTTACTGCTCCTCTACTATATAGGACACTTTCGTATAGAACTGTAATAGCATTTTGTGTAGTTCCTGCGCCGTCTGATGCATCTACGCTATCGTGTTGCCATTTTTCTACTAAAGGATTAACAAGTGTGTAACCGATCCACTCATGTCTTGCTAATTGAAATATCTTAATACTCTTAAAAAAAGGAGTTGCAGGTCCGCCATCTAGTCCATATCTAGGTACACTTTCTCTGTATTTGTCTCTTGGACCAAAATCCTTAGGCGTGCCTGCTGAGCCAAATTTACTACCATCTTTAAAATAATATCTGTAGTATTCTTCAAGTAGTTTAGATGTAATACCTACATTGTCATCATGGAAAGCAATATTAATAGGATCATAATCAATCCTAGTTTGCATGTGTTTAGTTCTATTGTATTGTTTCTTTGTTTCTATTGTTGAGCTATAGCTAGGTAAATCTGCTGTTTTAACAAGAACATTGATAACTTTATTATACTGTGCTGTTGTACTTGCAAATTGTCTTGCTTCGTCAGTAAGTTCGAAACTTACATGATAAAGGAATTTAACTTTTGGAGCCCAGTCGAATCCGCCCTTTGTATAAAGGTTGTGAGCATGACGTGCATCTCTAAGGTTTTGTCTATCTACTACTTGTTGTGCCATACTAATATTTATCTATATTTAAAAGTGCGTATAATAAGTAAAAAGGAGGCTACAAACGTAACCTCCTTTAATAACAGGATAGATGCTTTAATTAGAATTAGCTCTGGCCAGTAACTAGAACCTGAGGTCCGTCTGTACCGCCTGATGCTCTTCCTACTGAGTCGCCAACACCGCCGCCAATTGCGCCGCCTGGCTCTGTTTGTATAGCATTATCGTAACGTATAGTCAGTGAAATTGTAACTGGATCGTTAGTTGCATATGCTAGTGAATTATAGTTTGCTGCTTCAACATAGCAACCAACTAGTTCATATCTATCTAGAACGTTTGCTTCTAAGTTTCCGTTACCACCGTCTAAGATTTCAATTTTTGTTTTAAATTTGTATGTGCCGCCTGCTGCTGCTGATGCTTGCTCGAAGAAATCGAACTGCTTCTGTAACTGCTGTCCAACTACACGTTGAATGTTATTATTAACATCTTCACGCAATGTTAGTGTAATTGGATCCCAAGTGTGTTTACCAGCTAGGTAACTTCTTGAGTTATAAGCGTCAATTGTAATTTGTTCAAATGTCAAGTTAGGTCTTGTAACATCTACAACCTGACGTGTCATTTCTCTAAGGTCAGCACCTGCTCCAAATCCTTCTAGGATTACACGGAAGCGATACTGTAGTTTTGGCATCAACAAGCTCTGGTTACTGCCAGCGCCTTCTGTTGGGACCGAAATATTGTTTAATGATGTGATTGGCATTCTATCCTCTCCTGTTCACAAGTATTTATCTAATAACTGGTGCTATTTTTCAAGCACCAGTTATGTGCGTAGTTTTTAGCCAAGTGCAGCTATTTCACCTGTATTTTTCAAACGCAACGGAATGTAAATAAATTCAATTGCCTTGACTGGTTCAATCGCAATATCTAAGTATAGCTCGTTACGATCAATTCTTGCAGGTGTGTTGTTTGTTTCATCACATACTGCAATAAAGTCGTATATTGCTCTTAGACTTACTAACTCTAGCAAGAATGCATCTGCTGCTGCTTTAACTTGATCTCTTGTGATCTTATCGTTTGGTTCAAACAAGTAAGGTCTTGCAAGTAACTCAAGTTGTCCACGCATGTAAACAGTTAAACGTGCAACGTTAATTCTGTCTAGCGCACTTGCATTTCTAGCACGAGTTTTCTGACCAAATACAACTAGTCCGCTACCACTAATAAATGTGATTGGGTTAATTGCGTTTGAATACAGTGTATCACGCTGTCCTGTGTTTAGTGCGACACTCTTGAACTCGCCTTCGCTTGTTACATAACCTGTAGCACTTGCGTTTGTAACGCCACCGCGTCTTGTACCTGCTGGTGCAAACCAAGGATAAGCAACTTGGTCGTTTAGTACAAGTGTACGTAGCGCCATGTGACTTGGTGGAACAACAATGTTGTTACCTTCGTTATCACTTGTAAATCCAGCTGGGTAGTAAATGCCTAAATACTCATCTCTTGAAACAAGTCCTCTGTCATTGTCTTCTACTGCTAGGTTAACGTTAGTTGCCCACTCGTTAAGCGAAGTTGCATCAGGTGTTAAGCGGAACGGTGTATCACCAACAACAAATGCTGTTAAGCGTCTGTCGTAGTTTAGTGAAATCATTTCACCGATTAGCTCAGGATAACCTGGGCAAGCAATAATATTAAACTGACGTGATTCTTCGTCACGTATGTCTTGGTTGCTGTTTACTTCAGCTTGTAGTGATTGTGTTACACTCTTACGCTGTGCATGACGTCCAAATGTGCCTGAACCGTCTGGCTGGTTGCCTGAGTCAGTTACCCAACGGTGTGGATAGTAACTTTGCATTGATTCGTCTGCATTACGATCGTTAGTACCACTTACGTCAATGTAGTTACGCTCAAAACGTTTTACGTTAAAGCCAGAACGTCTTAGGTTCCAAAGCAACATACCTTTTGGATATAGTGCTGGATCTGGAGCATCTGGATCTAGATAATCATTTGAAAGCATATCTACAATATCAGCTGCATCTTCATCTGAGCCTGCTATAGACCAACGTGCATCTGCAAATAGTACACCGTTTTCTGATGTTTGATCAGTTTTATCAACTAGTGCCCATTCGCCGTTTGCGCCCCAACGATAAATTGTTGGGAAGTTTTCAATATCAGCTGTGTCAATCCAAAGATCACCTGTTGCTAACGCATTACCGTTGCTTTGAGTTGTTGGTTCTGAAGCTGCTACGATAGGACCTGCTGGATCTGTAAGACCTGTGCCGTCACCAAAATCATAGTTTAGGTATCCTGACCAAGAACTACCGTCGTGGATCATAATATCAATTTCGTCAACAACCGAACTATACCATAGTTCACCTTGTGGTGCTAGTGCAGTCGGAGCATCATCGTCTGCTGTGTAAGTTAATACTCTCCAGTTGCTTCCTAAGTACTGCGCTGGTGTAGTTGTATTATCTGTGCCAAATGCATACATTAGGTTCAATGTAGTTGTTGCTGCATTGTCTGGATCATAAGGAGCAAAACCTGCTATTGCAAGGTGTCCTGATGTATCTGTTAGATGAATATCACCGCCACCTGTGTGTTCGATAATAACTCTGTTTTGTCCGTCTACACTTGCAACAACACTTGTTAATCCTGCGCTGTTGATTGCACCTGCAAAATCATCAGCATCTGCTGTAGTTCCGCTACCGTTAAATGTTACAGTTTTTGTTGATCCAAATGCATTCGAACCTACTACTGTTTCTTTGATATCAAAACTTACGCTTGCTGCTGCTAGTTGCGCTGCAATTTTAGCACTTTGGATTTTGGTTGTGCCTGTTGTGCTTCTGCGGAAGATTTTATATGTAGCTTCTACAGGAACTGTGTCACTTACGTTTGCATTTACATACAAATCACCAATTGCAAGATTCTTACCGCCACCAGTTCTATCTAACTGGTATAGTGCTTCTTCTTGCTTATCGTATAGTGGTGCTGGTTGAGTTTCCCAAAGTTTTGTATCTTCGTTCCACTGTTTTACTGTAAATGTTGCACCACCGTTTGGAGGTGTTGTTTGCATCCAAACTGAACCAGTTGGTCTTGGTTCTGCATCAGATGTTTTATATGTTGGTACGCTTGTGTGCGGAGCAACTGTTACTAGCGGAGCATAATATGTTCCAGCTGTAAGACCGACTGCTGTAAGCAATGATGCGTCAGATGCAGGAGCTGCATCAATCTCTACACTATCAGCTGTTGTGTAAATTTCCAAAGCACCGTCAACTGCTGCTGCTGTTACACCTGCGGTTGCCAAGTTTACATTAGCGTTAATGTCAGCTGCTAGTTGGGTTACAGTTACGCCTGTAGCAGTGACCACTTCACCGTCAATACTCAATTGGTCACTTGCTGTAACAGTTGGAGAGTTTACTGTGCCTCTTAAAGCCGCCCAAGCACTTCTCCAAGCGTCTGTACCTACTTCTACCCATGCACCTGCTGTGTTCTTATACCACAATCTATTCATTGTTGTTACAGCAACTAGTGCATAATCACCAATAGCACCTACAGATGTTTTTGGTGTATAGTCGCCGCCAGCATAGTCAACTACTTGACTTGTTGCAACAATAATGATCGGTTCTTGTGATGTAAAGCTCTGGCCTCCAGTTGTTGTGATTGAAGCGCCGTTCCACTCTTTAACACCTACATTTGTGTTAAGTGTATCAAACCAGTATGTACCGTCTGCTGGCTCACCACCTGGAGGTGTTGCGCTTGCTTCAAGTTTTGTTAGGTCGATATCTGCTCTGCAGACGTATACTCTGTTAGTTACGCCGAGTAATGAATATGCAGTTTGTAAGCCATATTCGTTAAGCTCTCCTGCATGAATCATGTTGCCGTTATTGTCTGAGTAGAATAACGGATCTCCGAAAGTTTCTACAAGTTCTCTTTGACTTGTAATAAGGTAAGGTCTGCCTTGATTTACTGTTGTCGTACCTTCTGCTACACCGGCTCCACTACCTTTTACTTTATTAGCAGCCGTTGCAACAAATATCATTGGTACGGTACCAGCAGCCGCCGGAGTGTAAAAACTCTCGTCGATTACATTGACCTCTACACCTGGTGATACTAATGCCATTTTATTTCTCCTATAGGACGGTTTGTGTATTACATGTATTTATTACTTTACAAGAAAAATATAGTACAAAACCCCCTTAAAAAGGGACCGAAAAGGTGAGGTAAATACAGTATGAGACCTTTGTGCGTGTGTGGCAAAAGACCTGCTGCAATAAATTATTATAAAGATGATAAAACTTACTATAGAAAGTTTTGCGAAAGGTGTTTACGCAACGGAGTAAATCACGGTATACCTAAATGGGAACAAAAAGGTTATAAGAAAAAAGATACTTGTGAAAAATGTAATTATACGAGTAAACACCAAGAACAGTTTAACGTATACCACATGGACGGAGACTTAAATAATTGCCGTCCTAGCAATCTTAAGACAATTTGCGCAAATTGTCAGCGTATTCTTCAAAAAGAGGGAGTTGCGTGGCGACAGGGAGACTTACGCCCTGATTTTTAAATATTGTTTTGATTAAGATATCTACATTTCTTTTTAATCTAGATAAGTCGCCATTGTTGTCAATTGTATAATTGCACATCCATTGTTCGATGCTCATTGAGCTAGGATCTTCTTTAGGCAAGTGATCAGTGCGATCTACCCAAATAGCGTAATCAAAAATTTCTTCATTTTGCATTGCAAAAAATTCACGCTTATTTCGAAGCCCACAATAAATGTCATGCTTTGCAAACAAGTTTCGTCCTAGTCGTGCTAAGTCGTCCTTACAATAATCATGAATCATATTATACCATTCGGTGCGGTGATTATGTCTATCTGTATAGCACTCTTCTTCGTTAGCATAACCGTACTTGTCTTTTAGATCGTTGTAAATAAAAAGTTCTGAACAAAATTTTGAAGATGATTGAAAAGTATATCCGTATTCATTTAGCATTTCACAGACAGTGTCTTTGCCGTGTCTGCCATGTCCTACGACTAAAAGTTTGGGTAATCTCATTTACAAATCCTTTATAATATAGTTATTATATAAGAATTTTACTCCAATGTCAACCGTTTTTTTATTAAACTTACAACACGTTTTGACAAAACTATTTCATAATGATTTCTGTCAATTTCTAAATATTCTACATCGTTTCTGCAAGTCATGCTTGATTGGGTAACAATACCGGCATTGGCTCCGGTAATCCAAGGAACATCGCCTACAGTTGTTACAACTTGTAACCAAGGACATTTTATTTCTATTTTTCTACTATTTCTTATAAAACTACTGTGTGTTGTAATATCTTGAAATAACTGATAACCAGGATTTAACATAGCACCCCAAGTTGCAATCTCACTACCGTTAAAAGGTGTTGCTAAACTAATAACACCCTGAACTGCGCCAAATTCTTGCTGCAAATATGTTGCGTATACTCCACCTAAACTGTGTGCTATAATATAAAACGGACCATCTTCAAACTCTAATGTTTCTATCATAGAGTCTAAGTTTTCTTTGGCTGTTGTATTTTTTTCGTAGTTTAAATAAATTGGATCTTTAGCACGGATGCTTTTTTGTATGAACGCAAAGCTACGTTCACTTGCTGTTGCGCCATGAATGTAAACAACTCTCATGTTAACCAATCAAGAAACTATAGCCTGTTCCGCCTGATACTTGCGTTGAAACTTCAGTTTCTAGCTTTTCCATCTCTTGTTGTGCTTCTGCTTTTAGTGCGTCACCGTTTAGTGTTGATCCACCTTGTGGGCCAGCAATAGTAGCAAACTTTGAACGTGCTTCGCCTAGCATATATTTGCAGCCTGCTAGTGTATAATCTTTTACCCACTGTTTAGCAAGATAGTCGTCTAATATTTGTGCATCTGGTCTGTAGTTGTAACAAAATAACAAAA